AATATTTTATGAAAAAGTATTGTGTAGTTCAGCATCCAATGAGGGGCAAAGTACCATTTCATTTATATCCATTTCAAGAAAACACATTGAAATATTTTATGAATGATAAGTATTCTATTGTTTTGAAATCTCGTCAATTAGGTTTGTCTACACTATCTGCTGGATATGCACTATGGATGATGACATTTCACTCGGATAAAAATATATTAGTTATTGCTACAAAACAAGAAACTGCTAAGAATCTTGTAACAAAAGTTCGTGTTATGCATAAAGAGTTACCAAGTTGGTTAAAGAGTAATTGTGTAGAGGATAATAAGTTATCACTTAAATATGAGAATGGTAGTCAAGTTAAAGCTGTATCATCAAATACAGACGCCGCTCGTTCTGAAGCACTATCTCTACTAATAGTTGACGAAGCTGCATTTATTGATAAGATTCCTGAAATATGGACATCAGCTCAACAAACACTAGCTACGGGCGGAAAAGCTATTATGCTATCGACACCTAATGGTGTTGGTAATCTTTTCCACAAACTATGGGTAGAAGCTGAAGAAGGTGATGGTAAGGAGTGGAACTTCATCAGATTGCCTTGGACACAACATCCTGAAAGAGACCAAACTTGGAGGGATAGACAAGATGAGTTATTAGGCCCTAAGATGGCCGCTCAAGAATGTGATTGTGACTTTGTATCTTCTGGTCAAACAGTTGTAGATGGTAAGTTACTAGAATGGTATGGTGAGACCTTTGTTAAAGAACCTATGGAGAAACAAGGATTTGATGGTAATATGTGGATATGGGAACAACCAGATTATAATAAAAGTTATCTAGTAAGTGCAGATACTGCTAGAGGAGATGGTAAGGATTTTTCTGCAATACAAGTTATTGATATTGATAATCTAACTCAAGTAGCGGAATATAAAGGACAGATACCAACAAAAGATTTTGGAAATTTATGTGTTGAAATATCAACAAAATATAATGATGCAATATTAGTTATGGAGAATGCTAGTATTGGTTGGGCAGCTATTCAACAAGTTATTGATAGAGGTTATAAAAATTTATTCTACTCATCTGCAGATTTAAAATATGTAGATACGGAGAATCAGATGAGAAATAAATACAGAAGTCAAGACAAAAATATGGTAGCTGGATTCTCCACAACAATGAGAACTAGACCACTAATTATTTCTAAATTAGATGAATGTTTTAGAGATAAAGCGGTTGTTGTTCGTTCAAAACGACTAATTGATGAATTGTTTGTATTTATATATAAGAACAATAAAGCACAAGCTATGGATGGATATAATGATGACTTGACAATGGCTTTTTCAATCGGTTTATGGGTAAGAGATACAGCACTAAGATTAAGAACAGAACAAATGGATTTAACAAAAAATTCTTTACAAAACTTTGGTCATAGTCAACCTATATATGATAATAAACCAACATCAGGTAATCCATATGAAATGGAAGTCGGTGGTAAAAGTGAAAATTTAGAATGGTTACTAGATAACAAATAGAAGAGGTAAGTATGGCAGACAATAATAATAATACATTTTTTGGAAGACTGAGAAGGTTATTTTCGACCCAAACAGTTGTTAGAAATGTTGGTGGAAAAAAATTAAAAGTAGTTGATACTGATAGGAATCAAGCCTACAAAGGAGCTACAAATTTTTTAACCGATAGGTACACAAGATTACATTCTGGTAATCCAAACCAAGTTGGGTATAATCAGACTCAACAATTTATGGCACAGAGACTAGCTCTGTTTGCAGATTATGAGGAAATGGATAATGACCCAATTATTGCATCAGCTCTTGATGTATATGCAGACGAATCAACAATGAAAAATGAATTTGACCAAGTTTTAAAAATTCATTCTGATGACCCAAATGTTAAAAAAATATTACATAATTTATTTTATGATATATTAAATGTAGAATTTAATTTATGGCCGTGGTGTCGTAATATGGTTAAGTATGGTGATTTCTTTTTAAAATTAGATATAGCAGAAGATGTTGGTATTGTTGGTGTAAATCCAATATCTGCATATGAAATTGAAAGACAAGAAGACCCAGAGACATCTTCTGAAGTAAAATTCAGTACTTTATCTCAAGGGTATAATAGTGTACCAGATGAGTTTAAAGCCTATGAGATAGCACATTTTAGATTACTTTCTGATTCTAATTATCTTCCTTATGGAAAAGCTATGATAGAAAATGCTAGAAAGACTTGGAAGTCATTATCTCTTATGGAAGACGCTATGTTAGTTCATAGAATTATGAGAGCACCAGAGAAAAGAATTTTTCAAATTGATATTGGAAACATTCCACCAAACGAAGTTGATAATTATATGCAACAAATTATTACTAAAATGAAAAAAACACCATTGGTTGACCCAAAAACGGGAGAATATAATTTAAAATATAATTTACAGAATGTTACTGAAGATTTCTATTTACCTGTTCGTGGTGGTGATAGTGGAACTTCAATTGATACTTTAAGTGGATTGACATTTGATGCGGTTGAAGACATTGAATACCTAAGAAATAAAATGATGTCAGCATTAAAAATACCAAAAGCGTTTTTAGGGTATGAGGAACAAGTTAATGCTAAAGCTACATTAGCCGCTGAAGATGTTAGATTTGCAAGAACAGTAGAAAGAATACAAAGAATATTAGTGTCAGAGTTGACTAAGATAGGTATAGTTCATTTATATTCTCAAGGATTTACAGATGACTCTTTAGTTAATTTTAATTTAGAACTAACTAAATCATCTACTATATATGAGCAAGAAAAAGTTGAATTGTGGGATGCTAAAACATCTCTAGCTAATTCTATGATACAAGATAAGTTAGCTTCTTCAGAATGGGTTTATCAAAATATTTTTAATCTTAATGAAGAAGAAATGGATAGAATGAGGTGGGGCATCGTTAATGACCAGAAAAGACAATTTAGATATGAACAGATTTCTATGGAGGGTAATGACCCAATTAAATCTGGATTATCATTTGGTACACCTCACGATTTAGCTCAAGTGTCACAAGAAGGTAATGGTGAAGGTAGTGCAGATGTAGAGGAAAATATGGGAGGAGCTCCAGAAGGTGGATTTGACGGAGCTGGAAGACCTAAAGAAATTTCAAAATATGGTAAAGATGGTTCGGCTAGAGGTAGAGACCCTTTGGGTAAAGTTGGAATGCGAAAAGAAGAATTAACTATTACCTTAAAAGGATTAGGTTTAAAAAAGACAAAAGATAAAAAAATAATTCAAGAAACACTTGAAACTGAAGAAGAGTACGATAATTATTTAAATAACGAAAAAACAGGTGAAGAAAAGTAAATATATGTGGATATATTTTCACTTTCGACATATTTATAGATGATAAAACGCATTATTATATATGTTCGTGAATAACATATGGGAGTCATAAATGAAAAAAATGAAACATTTAAAATTGAAGAATACTGGTATTCTTTTTGAGTTGTTATCTCGTCAAGTAACGGTCGACTTGATGGAAAATATATCACAACCAAAAAGCGTTTCTTTAATGAAAAAATATTTTAATAAAAAAAGTGAACTTGGAAAAGAACTTCAACTATATCAATTACTAGTTAAAGAGTCCTGTCCAAGTGAAAATAAAGCAGAATATTTAATTGAAAAAGTTCTTAAAATTAGAAAATCTCTAAACAATGCAAAGTTACGAAGAGAAAAATATAATTTTATAAAAGATATAAAAGAAAAATATCCTATTAAAGAATTTTTTAATGCTAAAATCAATGATTACAAAATTTTAGCATCTATATATAAGATGTTTGATTCTGAAACATTGGAAGAGGGTTTTGACCCAAAAGAATCTATGGATACTAAATATACAATAGTAGAACATCTTATGTCGCAATCTACAACTAAAAAAGAAACAGTTAAAGAATCTAAAAAAATCGCTAAATTGAAAAAAGAAAGTGAAGATGTTAGATTACTTACATATAAAATACTTGTAGATAATTTTAATGATAGGTATAAAAACCTAGACTCCCATCAGAAAAAATTATTAAGAGAGTATATAAATAATCTTTCTAATTCAAATGGATTAAAAGAGTATATAGGAAAAGAAGTGACTAGAGTTAAGAATCAACTTATTAAGTTGATTGCACAAGTAGACGATAA